TCAGCGCATCGTCGATCGCACCGGGCAGGATCTTGACCTTGGCGCCGGCCTCGCGGATGGCGTCATGGATGGTGCGCGTCTTCTTCTCGCCCTTGAAGGACGAGTTTTCCTTCTCGAGGTCCGCGTACTTCTTCTGGATCTCGGCCAGCTGGCGTTCGAGCGGTGCCTTCAGAGCGTTCGCCTTGGCGGTCACCAGTCCTTCGAGCTTCTTCGGGTCCTTGAGGTCGCCCGCTTCGATCTGCGCACGCAGTTCCGGGTCCTTGAGGTCACCCGCTTCGATCTGCGCACGCAGTTCAGCGGTCTCGTCCAGGCTGGCGCGGATCTCGTCGAGGTTGTACTGCTCGCCGAACTTGTTGCGCAGCGACTCGCGCAGCAGGCGATGATCGTTGCGTTCCTTGCGCAGCGCTTCGGACACCGCGTTGACGTCCTTCTGCGTCTTGATGCCCTCGATGCCGGTGAGGTTCCAGACACCGTCTTTCTCGGTGTACAGGCCCTTGTACTCGGCAGGAATCTCAGTTTCGTCCTTGTACTCGAGCTTGATCGTATTGAAGGCCGAGTGCGTGAGCGCTGTGGTAAGCATCAGCGCCGTGTACAGACTCATTTTCATCACTTTCTCCTAAGCTGCCCATGCAGCGTTGTTAGACGCGATATTACGTCTAATTCTTGCCGTCTTTGTTGTTCGTCGAGCCACCGGGCTTCGGACCCGCCGCCGGTTTGGTAAGACGCAGACGCTCCTGCTCCTGCTGAACAGGGTTCATAAAGACCTTGGTCTTCTCCTGCTCGCGCATCACAGCCTTGAACTCTTCTTCGAAGGTCTTGCGGGTGACGCCGCGATCGACCATGTACGCATGGATCGATTCGTAGCTAACAGGCAGACCAATGTTCTTGGCTTCCATCAGCTGGAACATATCCTGACCGGTCACGAACGTGGTGCTGAACTCTTCGTTCGGAGCGACGGACACCTTCGACGGATCTTCACCCATCCACTTTGCGATGTCCTTGAGAACTTTCTCTACACCCGACGCGCCGCTAAGCGCAATGGACGTAAGAGTAGCGGTCTGCGCCGCAAGTCGAGTCTTCAGTGCCTGACCAGACTCTTTGTCGCCGACCCGAGCATTGATAAGCTGCCCAGCCCGCACCTCAGCACGTGCACGGTCGTTTTCCAGGGCGGTGCGCTGTTCGGGTAGCCCCTGCCCCGAAACGCCAATGTACTTGGCATCGCCTGTAGCTTCGATGTCGAGACGTGCGCCGACGCCAGTGCGAATCGCTGCGTCCGGGTCGGTACCGTCCGTCTGGCGCACGCCGCCGATCGTCACCAGCGTATCCTGCCCCTGCATGAACAGATTCTGCCGATAGTCCGCTTCACTGCGGTAGATCGAGAGCATCATGCGCGCCAGACCGAGTAGCGCAGGCTCTTCAACGTCCGACAGATTGTTGGTGCCGTTGATGAACGCAAAGGGAATGACGTCGAGTTCGCTGCCCAGATAGGTAGGCGCCGTCATTGCTGTTGGGTCGAAGACCGGCGCACCGTTGCTGACACGGAACAGTCCCGTGCGATACGCCTTGCGATCGAGCGGATTCATGATATCGCCCAACGAGCACACACGATAGCGCGTCTCAGTCTTCCACGTGAACGGGTCGCCCTCTTCACGTTTGTAACCCGACTCGTCGAGGACGACGAAGTTGAGTCTCATTTCTTTATTGATGTCTTCCGCCACATCCCAATTGCAGACGTGCTCTGCTTTGTACATGGTAAGGTAAGGCACGTTATTGACGTCCGGGGTGGACGGAAGATCGCTGAGCAGGCCGACGCGGCTCGAGACAAGCTGCTCCTCGTTAATGCGTCGCAAGAGCTGCTGAATCGTCTCACCGTTATTGGAGCGGACGTTCTTCATCTTCTCCGGTATTTGGATCGTCGCGGGCTTTGCCCAGAGCATGCCGACGTAAGCTTGAACTGCGTCTTTGTAGAGGTCGTGGAAGAAGGCGCGGAGCTTGTATCGCTCGTACGCCTTGAAGCCCTCTGCGCCAGCGCTCATGCCGTCGAGTTCCATGGCCTGCGTGGGTGCAAGGTACTTGACCCCAGCGGCCTTGACAGCCTCTTCGCCCGCGTACACGTCGCGAACGATCTGCCACGAGTCCGTCATGGCTGTGTACGAAGGATGGCGGGCTTCGAGCGACATATGGATTCCTTAGTAGGCGCTGCCGGTGGTTGTACCAGACTTCGTAACAATCTGTCCAGCAGGGAAATGCCAGTCCATAAAATAACCGATCGCGGTCGTAATATGCTGGTACTGATTAGACTGGTCCTCTTGAAACGAGGAACCTTCCTTCAGCTGGACTGTTTCCAAACCCTTGTTGCACCACTTGGCTTTATGAGGGTTGACGAACATAGTCCGCTCACCCAGCGCGTTGCAGATCTTACGACGCACGCTGTTCTGGCGGTTCTTAATCGAAGGGTGCTTGGCCTTAACTCGGCGCTCAAACTTCCAACCGTGCATCCGCAGCACGTCTTCGATGTCTTCGTAGTCGGACTTATGTCCGTGCTTCTCACCAGCGCGACCAGCAGGGTCACCGTAGATGTAAACGGTCTTATTCCCGTGGTCACGGTAGCGGTCGACAAACTCTTCCGCGGATTGCCGAGAGATCGCTGACTCTAGTACGATCTCGTCAACAAAATAAGGAACATTGTCGCGCATGACAGCAATAGCGGAAGATAGAGGCGTAAAGTTCTGGTCATGTGTCCAATGCAAGGCTTCCATCGGGTTAACCACAATGTCCCGGTGGTTCTTGTTGCTGTAATCCTCATAGATGCGGCCGCCTGCAGTTTCGAAGCTAGCTTCGTACTCTTGCTTGTACTGTTTGAGCGACATGGAGCGCTTCGCGCTCTCGATGACGTCTGCAGGCAGAATGTCAGCGCTAATCCAATGGAACGTCTTATAGTCTTTATCGTCGGGGTGATCGCTGTTGCCCCGATCGGACATGTCCTTGTAATGACCCAAGCCTTCAGGCACACCGATGAACCAGCACCACGCGCGATAGTCTGGTCTTGTCGGATTAAACGTGTTGAGCGCAGGGAGAATGTTCTCAATAACCGCTTGCTCTTTCACGTCCGCGACTTCGTCAATGATACCACCGTCCCACGGGATACCTTCGAAGCGCTGCGGCTGGTCGAAGCCGATAATATGGATCTCACTGCCATTTGGCAGGAAGATGATTAGTTCTGTTTCGGAAGGCTTCTTTAGATGCAGAGCGCTAAAGGTAAGTTCTTTTAGATCAGTCCACCAAATCTTCTTGGCTTGGTTTACGGTAGGGGCACCGGCAAAGAACTTCTTGCCCGGTTCGTACATCGCTCTTTTGGCAAGGAAACGCTTCGCTCGCTCTGTTTTCCCAGATCGCCGCCCAGCAGGCACTACCGGGAACCGAATGCCGTCGTCTACCGCCCGGATCAACTTCAGCTGTACGGGATGCGGAATCAGCTGGTACCAGCGAGCCCGCTGCCTGGCCAGAACAAAGTCGAGACCCTCGGACATTCATTTAGTCCGGCGTATTCACGGCAACTTCCTTGAAGGCGTCGACCAGAGCCTTGAGCTGATCGCCAGCCTTATCGGGAGCGCCATCGATACCGCGCATCTGCGCGAGTTGCTTAGCTGCAGCCGCAGCCGCCTTCGGATCGCCGGAGTTCATGATCTCGATGTACTTTTGCTCAATCATCTGCTTGAGCTTGTCGTTGTCGAGAGCGGAACCAACCTGCGTCTTATATTCAGCGATCTTTTTCGCGACGTAGGGAGTGCCGAGGAAAACTCGAGCATACTCCTGGGCATACGTCACGTTGAAGCCGATGCGAATCGCCGCCTGGACCCCGTTATAGTCCTTGACGTATTCCTCAATGAACATGTCCCAGACAGCAACTTGCTTCTGCGAGGGAGCAGGTTCAAAATGGATGCGCGGGTCGACATCGTTCATGGTTGCATAGCATACCGACGTCTACTACATCTGGCAAGCTCGATTTACTAGATGCAGTACGATTTTCCAAGCATGTCCAATAGCGGAGTAGCGCAGAATCCTAGAAGCACTAGAATAACTGCGATCAGCACGTAGCTCGTCCAAAGAGCTATCGTAGCGTCAACGCTTGTGTTACGCTGAATCACGAGGAGCTCCGTCGATACCGAGCTTCTTACGAACGACACCTTCGAGCATAGCGATCGTCGCAGATGCACCGAGCCAACCAGCTACGCCAACAATGACCCCTGTCCACTGCTCGCTGAGGTTCATTGCCTGGCACATGAACAGGACAATGATGCCGACGAAGCCCGCTGCAAAAGCTTCGACGAACGACCGAGACCAGCTGATCGTTTCGTTCTTGTGGATGCTGCGTACGAAATGCCCAAGCATCCCACCCAGCGCAGCGAACATCGCGTAAGCGGCTGCCTTAATCCACCATACCGAGATTGGATCGAGATTCATAATGCTGCCCAGATGCAAGTGAACAGCAGCCCATGCCCTGTGGCACTAGCTATACAACTTTGCAGCTTGACTTCGCAAGATTTATTTTAAGAAGCGCTAGTGGTTCATCATGTCAATGACACGATCGACAAGCGCGCCGTCGCGAGCTTGGCACTCTGAGTATTGGGACTCGATCTTCAGAATCCAATCAGCAAGGTCCTCGTCAGTTCTCCAGACTACGAAGTCCGGGCACTTAACGAGCAGGCCGCTGTCCACTACAGGCTTCACTCGCTGGATACTTCCTGCACAGGATGTCACGAGCAGCGTTAATACGCTGATCGCGCAGGCAAGCATCATTGCGCGGAATGTTCGCGAGCAAACCTTGCGCATATTCCAGATCCCGTCGGTTGGCGTTGAGTTTGTTGGTGAGCTGCCCGATAGCTCGAGTGTTGTCGTCGCGGTCGATGTTCTGTTGATCGATCACCGCTTGTGCGCCTGCGGCAACTTCGTCCAACCACTTCATGCGGTACCAAACGGTACCGCCCGCCCCAGCCAACCCCACCGCTACCCCACCGAGCAGCAAGTACAAGGGCAAACCGCTAAACAGCCCGGCAGCACCCTTTGCAACCGTACCGACCGCAATCTCTGCAGCGTCGGTTACCGCTGACATTGCAGCCACTCCGCAGCCTTCGCAGAGGTGTCGGCTCCGGCGTCGCCGTCGGCGCTGAGCCCCGTCTCCATCTGGAAGAGCTTGATGCGTGAGCGTTCGCCTGCGCGCGTCAGATCCATGGGCGGAAGCTTGAGGATGTTTCGGTTGCGCTGGTAGTAGTCCAGCCGCTCCTTGATGTGCGTGTATCCGCCGTTCACACCCTTCGTCACAGCCCAGGGCCATTCCATGAGTGAGAAGATCTGGATGAACGGTGTGGTCACACCGAAACGCTGCGACCGAATCTTCTTGTAGACGGTCCAGAACCAAACGGAGACGTGAGTAGCCCACTGCGGCTTCTCCATCAGCTCGGGGTGCTCCTCGAACGGCTGTTTGAAGAACTTCCCACACTCACGGGCCGCTGCACGACCGGTAACTTGGATGCCACCTCGGCCCGGGTAACGGACGCCGTCGCCCGGATACACGTTGCCCAGATCGTCTCGACTCTCGTAGTCCGAGCCGTCGTGGATCTCGCGCATGTAGCGATACTCGCCGCTCTCGTGGGCAAGCTGCGCCATGAAGCAGGCGATATCCTTCGCCTTGTTGATGCCGCCCTCTTCCATGGCCGGTGCAATGTAGGGGACGTGTGCGTTGAGACGCTGCCCGGCGAGAGGCATCATCTGGCGAATCTGTGACTCAGTCAGCACAGCTAACCTCCCAATTACATACACTCAGGCCGATGTGGGCATACGAACCTTCCGGAACGTAGATCTCCGGATTCAAATTTGCATGGCGCAACGAGTAGTCGCGACAGTCAGTCGAGTAATAGCCCGGATATTTCCGGTTCAGCTGCCCGACAGCCGCAAGCAAACTGTCAGCGTTTACCGTGGAAAAGAACGCTCGGTAATCGAAGAACTTTTTCGACGCCAATTTGGTCGTCGTACCCCATTGCAACGCGCTAGGCACTCCAGCAGAGACGCTGACAATCGGCGTCTTCGTGCCAATGTCCCACATCACGTGGTCGCCCCGAGGTCCGCGTGAATCGAACACCGTTAGCCCGTACCAGAACCCGCGTTTGTTCTTATGGTCGGTGAAATTCAAGTACGCGACAACCTGAGAGACTCCTGCGCGCGTAACGTAGGAAGAAGGAACCTTCATCGCGAAGGACATTTGCACAGAACCCTTTGGCCCGCGGAACGGATAGACGCGCGGGAAGTTCGCACCAAGCACGATCGTCCCGAGCCGGCGACGAGCGGGCAGGTCCTTCTTGAGGGACCAGCTCTGGAGCATAATGCCCAGCTCGTCGCCGACTATCTGCACACCAGTTGAACCGGGCATCCACGGCCAATTGCTGAGCTGCTGATTGCGCTTGCCGCGCACACCTGTGAACCAGCCTTGGAACGGATTCGCAGTGGGCTTCCAAACGTACTGATTGCCCCAATAGGTCAAACCAATACCGGGGTTCGTCGGTGGAGCGTCGACAAGCGCAACGTCAGCGACGTTAACGTGCGTGGGCTGGCGAGCTAGGACCGAAATCCCCATAGGAAACCTCAAAAAGTTGGGTGCGGGAGGAGGATTTGAACCACCGACCTCTGGAGTATGAACCCAGCGATCTACCAGACTGATCTACCCCGCACTTGCAACACTACACAATCAGTAACCTGATTGCAAGCGCTAAAACTTGAGCATGCGCAAAATCTTCCACAACCAATCGAGGAACTGCTCGAGGTTCCCGTCGTTGTCGTAGCGGAACTCCTGGAGCCCTGGCATATGCCAGTAACTGCGCGAGTCGTTCTTGAAGTCCTTGCCCTTGCGGTGGATCTCGATCTTCGCGCAGTTATCGATACCGACCAAGTTGACCACAGGAATGGCCTCGCTCAAGAAGCCACTGTCACTGAACGCGATGCGACCGTTGTGCTTGCTGCGGTCGATCTTGTTCGCCGAGACGTTGCCGAAGAACTGGTCGCCGTAGACGGGCTTGATCAGCTTCTCGGAAAGGTTGATCAGGTACTGTCGCGGAGTCCCGCCGTTGAAGACGGGGTGTGGGATGTCTTTGATCAGCTCGAGCTCTTCGCGGGTCACTCCCAACAGAACCGCGCACTGATCCTTGAGCGGGTCTGCAAACTTCATCTGCATGACGGGCCGCGAACTGTGCGCCGCGAGAAGGTCCGAGATGGTGTCCTTCCCGCAATGCGGCGGCCCGTTGAAGAAGATGACCTTCCGGTTAACGGTCACGCTTTGCGTGAACAACTCGGTTTGCGTGGCTCCATCGACCATTATAGTAACCCTTGTTGAAGTAACGGAGGATCGTGCAGCCCATCTCGACGATCGCACCGGTGGCCGGGTCTTGCCGCAGCTTCACCAGCGTACCGCCAACATGGGCTTCCAGGCGCTTCTTGCGCATGAAGGGGGTCTGGTCTTCCGTGGTGCCGGTCTGAACCGCCCACATGTTGCGGATGTTGCCGCTCCAGAGCTTGTGATAGTGGCCGTACAGACCTACAGCGGGCTTCTCGCCGCCCTCGTAGCTCTCCACGATCTTCTGGATGCTATAGGAAAGGGCATAAGCGGACCCGCCGCCAGGATGGACAACTGCCAAGGTTGCAGACTTGCCCGTTCGGGAATCGACGAGCTTAATAAAGCTCTCCATGAATCCGAGATGGACCCAATCTTCTCGTCCGATCTCGCGCATGGACTGTTCAGCTCGCTTGCCGATGTCGACGCCGAACTTCTGGTCGTACCATCCTTCATGGTCGTCTCCGGAGACGGCATATGTGACGATTCCTTTGCGCTGGGGGTAGACCCGTGTCAGCTCGTTCAGCTGATTGTCCATGCCATGGACAACGAGGTCGTGCATGTTGAACCGGGCTTCGCCGTCGATCCAATTGCCGGTATTGAAGACGCGATCGACGCCTTCCTCCTCGTACCGGTCGTAGAGCATGTCGAGGACATCGTGGCGGCTGTACTTGCTGCCGATGTGGTTATCGCCGCAGGCACCGAACAGGTACGTGCCGTCCGGGCGCGAATGATATTCGAGGGTCTTGGTCTTCTCGTTGCGGATGAGTGCGATGCCGTATGCGTTGCCGAACTTCTCGACACGAACCCCAGACGCTTTGAGGCCGCGGATTGTGTCGGCGATCTCCTTCTTCTTGGCTTTGAAGCGAACCGCGAGGTTCTCCACCGTCACGGGCTTCACTTTGATTGCAGCAAGTACCTTGGAGCCAAGAACTGTGTGCATATTGATGTCCTACGATACGACGCTTGCCCCGAGCTTATACACAGGGCAAGCGTCGTTGTCAAATCAGACGATCAGAGGCTGCCATTCCCGATGCGTTTCGATGAACGCTTGCGTCCAAGCCATTGCTTCGGTGATTGAGCTGAACTGCCGTTCGCGAACCATCATGCGTCGGTAGTCGACGCCGCCCTTGCCCTTCACGCCGGTATTGTAACGGCAGACTACAACCTGCAAGGGTTTAGCGGGCGATGCGCCGTTCAGCCCTGCGTCGCTGCACTCGCACTCGCTGACAATGAATGCGGCGAGCTTCTTGGCAGGGCCTGCGTAAATTGCGCAAGGCCATTCCCACCGCTCAGCATGATTCGACGGTCGAGGTGCCGCCTCCCAAATGACGTTAGCCATGTTTCTTCCTCACCTTGGCCAGGATAATGCCTGCTTGCGTAGCTATCGCAGCATTCTCCGACTGTGTCAAGAGTTGCGCAGCTTCACGAACCGGAGGCGCGCCCGAGTCTAACTCGAACGCCCTCCGGAGAAGGAACAAAGCTCGTTGTTCCCTCTCCGCGGTAGCCGGGCTCACGTGCGCTGCTCGCCGCCTTGGCGGTACCAGTGACGGCACCAGTGCATGAACCACGCCTCGAAGTCCGAATGCGTGAAGTCCACGACAGCAGGATGGAAATAGTTGCCGTGCGGAACGTGCAGATGCCCGATGGTCCGATACTTCCACGGGGAATGGTTCGGACGATAGATGAGCAGCGGGTGTTCGTTGTTCCGCTTAGCACCTTCGACGCACTGCGTCCACCAGCCGTTGATGCCGGACAGGTTCTCGTGCCGCTTGACCTCGATACCGAGACCCATGCAGTTCGAGAGATCGTTGCCGCCGACCGCTGACTGGTTCTGGTTGCGCTGGATCGAGCGAGCGGAAATTTCCGCTTCGGGGAACCCAAGCTCACGCAGTACGCGCATGCTCAGGCCGTTCAGAATGGCAGCGACCTCGCGTTCGCCATTCTTACCCTTATTCAGGGCGGACCGGCCAGCCATTACGCCGCACTCCCGGCGAGATATTGCTGCAGATCGAAGTGCTTGCGGACGAAGTTGACTGCATCCGCAATGTTGTTGAAGCGGTTCTGGAACTGAGGGATCAGGAACGGGTGCAGGTTCGGATTGCCCTCATCCTCGATGACCACTACTCGAGGGATGTCCAGCGCCCGGCACCACGAAAGCTCCGAGTTCGTCCCGACGCTGAGCGTCTTGGCGCCGAGATAGTTGAAGAACACGAAGGTCGAGTCGAAACAGCAATCCGTCTCGTCACGGGCGAACAGTTCTTCGAAAGGAAGAGCTGTGTCTTTTCCTTCGTTGGAGAGCCGACCGCCGTCGGTGACGTGGTGGCTACTACGCAGCGAGCGACCGTCTTCCATATCTCGGAGCGGTGAACGACACTCGAGAGGTGACAACATCGAAGCGACATGGGTTCGCCAACGAGTCGCTTCCTCCCACGTCAAGCCACCGATCGGGCCCGCGAGATAGATAACGTCTTTTTCATACTTCATTGTACTTCCTCTGGAGTGAAACGACAACGCATTGAACCAAAGAACTTCACCCAATACATCGGAGGGTCATCGTTACCCGTAGATGCGTGAGGACCGACAACGCCCTTGTCGCCGCTGGGGCACCACAAGAGCTTATTGCCGCGATAGATAGCTACGTGCCCGTGCCCGGTTGACCCTGAACCGGAGAGCATGTAACAGAAATCATCTCCGTTTGTTATACGGATCGTTTCCGTCAGGTACTCTACAGGCTGCTCGCCGTACGCTACGTTGATTAAAGTCAGACCGCGCTCAGCCAACCACGACTGGATATGCTCTTTCTCAGCGACGGTTTCGAAGGGACTTCCATCGTAATGGATTCCAGCGAAGTGCGGCACGTCCGACGGGTGCAGATTCAGGAAACAGGCTATGCAAGTGCGGAAGCAATCTCCGATCTCACCTAGCGCCGGGACGTGCCGATTCAGTTGAAGGTGGAACTGCATTAAAATGGAACCGTGCGAAAATGGACGCCACACTCTTTGAGCAGATGCTCAGCTTTAAGCAGAGATTCACTCCAATTGCTCAAGAGTGAGGGTTTCGTCGGGTATGAGACGATTTCGCTGATGCCTGCTTGGACACATGAAACCGCGCATCGGATGCAAGGAGGTCCTCCCCAGAGAGCCCCGGAATCGTCTGTCGCAGCAATAAATAGAGTAGTGCCTTGCGTTTGAATCCCGTGCCGGGCGCAAAGGGAGATGACGTTCTGCTCAGCGTGAACGACGTGGTCGAGCTTGAAGTCTCGATCGTTAAGCCGTTCAGGTGTATCTTCGAAGCCTTCTGGGAAGCCATTGTACCCCTGCATGATCGGGATGCGTTCGTCGCGGACCAAAATCGCACCAACTTTGGTCCGCGGATCCTTGGACATCTTCGCCATGCCATGAGCTTGGCCTAGGAAGTGCCTGTCCCACTTGTGGTCACGCATCAGAGTGCACCCAAGCGGCGACGAAGAAGCTCTCGCACCTCGTACAGGCTCACGCTGACCTTGCCGCGTTCCTTGGCTTCCTTCTGCATGTCCGAGACAAGACAGCCGAACATGAACATCTTCAGCCCGAAGGAGACGAGCCAGCACACGGTCACAAGGAAGAACCAGAACCCGCTGGCACCGGAATGAGCGAGGATCACGTAGGCGACAATGAGCAGCATCTAATTACTCCGATAGAGTTTCTTGTGAGCTTCCTTACGAAGCACCCAGACAGTGACGCGGAGCTCTTCATCACCCAGCGTCTGATTCGTAATCTTCTTCTGCTTCCGTACGAAGCTCGGCATCAGATTGCCAAGCTTTCTTGAAAGCGCGTGCCACACATGCTCGACATAACGAGCATCTCCTGCTGCAAATCCCGGAATCAGCTGACCGGTATGGATCTGCTGAAGATCGTCACGGTAGAATACAGGCTGGCATTCAGGACAGAGATAGTCCTTAGCAAGGAAAGGAATTGATTCCTCCGGTTCGTCTAGAGTGACGTATCTTGCGCTCATTGAATCGGGCGTCAAAGGCAACCGGACGTATCCCTTTCCTCTACAAACCTGACACATACGAATGACCCCGCTCCAGACACATGCCAAGAGCGGGATCGCTCGTTGGCCAACGAAGACTCCAGTTCTACCTTCACAGGTCAGTGCTACGCACACCAGAGTTTNGAACGACGGTCCCTGCCTTATACCGCTTGGTGACCGAGCTGACGCGCGGCGGGCAAATCGACAGGGACCGCAGTCCGACGGATAGGCTTTAGTGACGTGTTCAGTGCCTGGCCCTATCAACCACCTGTCCGAGATCTGAGGTATTTTACGCCTGCAGCGATCGGCTCTACGGTCAGCGGCGCATTACCACCGCCAACAATTGCAAGCTAGCGCATCGCGTTACGCGATCGCAAGCACTATTTTACATCAGCTTACTGAAATCAACACCAGCACTATCACGCAGATAGCGACGATGATGCAGCCGAAGAAAAGGCTTGGATCTGGATCAGGAGGCATGTCGTCGAACTGGTACCCTACGAATCCTTCCATTACCGCCTCCCGCCGATGCGTGGTAGTAGATACGTCGCGTGTTTCTCTTTTCCGCTAAGCTTGCGGATATCGAGAATATTCCTTACACATTGTTTACAGGTCACTTCACCAAGGACCATTGAGCAATTCAGCTTGGAAGGGTCGCGGTCACAGTAGGTCGCAACCCCGCCATAGTCAAGCCCGTGTATCCGGCGGAATATCTTCGGTCGACGTTTCGCCATTTTGAACCTCCGGAACTGCGTTGACGGGGTGACCTTCGCCTCCGCAGCCAAGACATCGACCGTTGCTGCACTTGGGACACCAGTGCCACCCGAGCGTATTGGGTAGCATAACCCCACCGCCCCCGCAATGGCTGCAACGGCCGCGAACCCTACCTTTACCGTTGCAGGGTATGCACACCGGCAAACCGGGCCGCTTTGGCTTGAAAAGCTGAGTGATCATTCGAACACCAGAGTTGCAATGAAGATCACAGCACCGAAGATGATTATTCCGTACGCCCATTCGTTGAACACTGCGTCGGGTTTCACGTTAGGGTCTTCGTGCTTCCGAAGAAGATAGTAGAGCAGGAAGCCCATTACGGCACGCCGCCGTTCGTGAGGATCTGCCCGTCCATGTCGGACATCTGAGCCCGTAGGCGTTCGTCGAGGTACGTGCGCGGAATCGACGTGTTAATCTTGGTACCGTCGTCGAGCTGGATAACCACAGAATACGCTTCGTTCTTGTCGCGCACCAACCGCTCGCGGCGGGCCTGCAGATCCTCCCGCATCTTGTAGAGCTCAACGAGCTTTGCTGCCTGCTGCCGAGTGATAGCCATGGAACTATTCCTTGTGTTGAGAACGCCGTCGTGGTCTTTCATTGAGAGTCCATTTTCTGGGACCAAGCTTTGTACTGCTTCATAGACGCGTTGTTGTAGATTTCGGTCCACTCAACCCAAGCTGGACGCTTGTGCAAATGCTGATCTCCCGAGAAATCTAGACTAACTTCATGCGTGACGCCCGGAGCCACTCCCTTGACCGTTAGAGTGTGGCCGTCGTAGTGGATGGAAGTTATGAGCCGAATGTTCACCGATCGAGCCACAGAGCAACGATGCAGACAATACAGACCAGCGACATTGCGATGATCTTTGCGAGTTCGGGGCCAATTTCAATCATTTCAGTCTCCTAGAGTTTGCACCAAACTTGGCTTGCGTAGTAGATACATTGCGTCTTGCTGTAGTCCGGGATGTTGTACGCAAGCGCACCGACGAAGATCGCGAGGAGGATCAAGAGACCAATGATTGTGCCAATCAGAATGTGCTTCATTTCATCCACCAACGAAGAAATCTAGCCCACATGGGCGGTTCAGAATCACAGGGAGAGTACGCTTTGTAATAGGCGCAATAACATCCATGCCACGGGTCTTGACCGACACATTGCATACAGTCGTAAGACGGGTAGGCAAGGCGTTCAGCTTCAATGCGTAAGCGCAACTTCAGCCAGAAGAGGAATTCAACAAGAGGGCGCATTTCTAATCCCAATCTTCAGGTGTCTTGCCACAATTGTCGCACGCGTACTCACTGCAGTACGCTGAACAAGAACACCATCGCATTGTTCCGGTCAAACAAACCGGACATTTAGGAGATTCAGGTGGCGTAAACCAAGACCGAAACCAAGAGATGATCTTATTCATACCATCACCGAATAGTAGTAGCCCATGTCCTTCATCCACTTCGTGCACTGCACCGCAGCCGTGCTCTTGTGGATACCGTTCGCNACGCACTCCGCGACNACCTTGGCGCGAAAGGCTCCCCAGCGCTGCCGGTCGTTGCCCTGCGCNTTGCGCGGAATGGGNTCGTCCTCGTAGAAGATGTCGCAGATCGCGTGCACAGCCTTGGTCGGGCGCTCGTAGTCGATAACGATCGACCGCTTGCGAACCGGCTTCTGCTGCGGAGGTGACTCACCTTCCGGGAGGATCAGGTGGATCGTGTCGGTGTACTTCTTCCGGTCGACCGCCCAGTCTTCGATGATACCGTCCTTAACGGCAGTCACATGCTTGTGGGAGAAGACGAGGAATTTTCCTTTGTCGGGCAACTGCGGCCCGATGCTNCGAATGCTGGACCCNTCGTAGAAAGAGGTGATGTTATGGCCGACCAAGCTCTGCGTGCGCAGATACTTCCAAATAATCTCTGTGGGTGTACCGCACTTAGCGCGCCGACC